ACTTACTATCTACGTCTACAAAAAAATCAAGTTGGTATTGCAATCGATCGATCTGCCCATAGTACGTGATAGAAAACGTAATATCATTCATATTCATCCTTAAACTGACTTATCCATTCAAATTGTGTATTCCAAAGACCAGCGTACCTTGTATTTTCATATCCCTTAAACCACGGACCACCGTCTGTATAGTGTATTGCTTTGGGGTTTTCTAAATGGTAGTATCCATCCAGGCAGTTCCACTCAAGCGGTATACTCCCTATCTCTTCGTCCTTTAACCACGCAAAATGATGGAAGTCAAGACCAGGGCGATGGTTGTTCAAGTAGTCGGGGGTTAATATTTTATTAGACGGATGGGCATTATTGAACACCATTAGACTTGCCCAGTTCTTTCGGTATGATCTATGTTGATCTACATTATCCATCTTCGCATTTGTAAGGGGGACATACGGTGGATGCTTAACAACACTAACAGCGTGGCTCGGATCTGTATACTTAAATAGACGCTCGGGGTTTTCTAAGAACAAAAAATCGCAATCACAAAAAATACTATACCCTGTAAAATTAGCTAAGAACGGAACCCAGAATCTCGTAAACGTAAAATCAGTCGACTGAGGTTCTCCCCAGTCTCTTTTATATTCAGGGATCTGGTTACTTCGTAGTTGTATGGGAGTTATTGTGGATTGGTCTTTGACACTACGTACACATACTCTAAAAGCATCATGTTCTCTTTCCTCGTAACCTATGTACATTCGGGACGTTGAGGTACTGCTCAAATTGGACATTCAATTCACCTAACCTTTTTAATGATTTCTCTCTCAGTTCATATGGATTTTTATTAATTAAATCATTAACTTCTAACTTATTACTAACTATAGCCCATTGAAACGATCGTGCTGTTTGCTTCTTCGTTGAATAAATTAACATTGGACATCTAAGATATCTTGCAACCCACATTGTTGAACCATGATAACCAATTGCCAACGTACACTTCTTATATATATCTATCGCATCTGAAATCGACGTTTCGTAGCCAACATGCTTGACTTCCATTCCCCACTTCGAAATAATCTGTTCTTCGAGAAGCCGCCACTTATCTAACCCAACTGGATCCTTCCAAACCTTACCCTTGTCATATTGTTCTAGTTGTTGTTTATGATTTGCAGTAGTATTCAATGCAATATAATTTTTCTTAATGTCCATATTCTGTATTCGTGAATACCAAAAATTATGAAACGAATCACCACCATCATAATTACTATGATTGTATGCTAACTTCGATTCGAACACGTGATTGATTTTCACTTGATGGTAATCGATTGGCTTCACAATTGATGCGAGATATCTTGCTCTAAAATCAAGTGACTCAGGATCCTCGATCTTATATTTTTCACCTTTTTTATGAGGCCAGTGAAATACTAATTCGACATCACAACAATTTTTTTGAGCCATAGCGTGAGCATAACAAATTGGTGAGACGATGTCCCCATAGCCAATCTTACCCTTCCAATCGATTCTTAATCTCATACTCCAAAGCTCTCTCCACATCCACAGCTACTAGTAGCCATTGGATTTTTTATAGTTAAAAAAGAACCCTCAATCTCGCGAACATAATCTACGATGCTGCCTAGTATATACATTTCTGCTATTGGGTCAACGAGCAGTATGTCTTCAACCTCTAACCATTTTCTTAAAGCATCCTTTTCGATATACTCGTCACTGGTTCCCCACTTATAGGTAAACCCAGCACATCCCCCTCCATTGACAGTCAACGTAACATGACCATCGTCTGGTCTAACACTATTCAGATAATCTTTGGCGGATTCGGTCATCTGTAACATTAAATATCTCCGGCGCTTTCGGTAAGTAAAATTTTATCTTCCTTTAGCTCACTAGACTTATCAAAGCTCTTGGCTTGTTCTTCATGCAAACCGCACCAGTTGCAGGGCTCTCCCCCGCCAACGCCCATCACAGTTTTTTCGATCGTACAATAATGTTCCCACATATCTACTTTCCTCCTTTTAAAAACGAGAGAGTTTCTGTTGCTAGGTACCCCCTCAAACCCCGAGAAACTAAGCAGCTAGTGCAAAGTCCTCAAATGCCTCGTTATCATTGGCACTTGTAGTTTTGACCTATAGGCGGTCATCCCGCAATCTCCACTCAGCATACTATCTACCTGTCGATCCCATATAGCCCCATAAAAACGAATTATATTGTGGTGGAGCTAGGGGGTTTCGAACCCCCGTCCAGTATAGTTTCCTCCTTGTATCAACGATTGCATCTTTATTTATCAAACTCCTTATGGTCTTTCTTCTCGAGGCCCCAAGGCCTCTAAAGAGTCTTCTCGAGGCCTGAATATACTATCAGGATGATAATCAAACTCGTGGCCGGACGTAAGTAGACACGAGACCCCGGATACTGAATGTTCAACAATCGTATAAGATCTTGACTGTGGATTTACATATAAGACCATAATCATCTGAGCCATACCATGCTTATTTCTTACCATTCCCAACATCATTGGAGCTTCATTGTATATGTGCTCCATTGCATTCTCTACAACTTGGGTATCGTTGCACTGAATGTTTTTAGTCATTGGGAAAATCATACCATAAGGGCGCCCACTGTTTTCCGGGACAGCCGGAATAGGAGGAGTTTCAGGTTTAGCCATTTTATCCAGAGGCAGTGCGGGGCTCTCCTTATCATGCTGATCAGCATATACACTAATAGGAAATAAACACAAGCACATTACCGTGGCTGCAATAAGTTTATACAATTTATCCTCCGAACTATTCCTTAATATTTATCCCTTTAATCCCGTTCCTGGAATAAACTCAATGCCATGCATGTAATCGAGAGCCTCTTGCCTCGACGCGAATTCGTTTTGATCAAGCCGATAAGCCATCTCCCGGCAAGAGGGAGATGGCTCTTTGATTACTTCGGTAATTACTATACGAATAACAGGACTATGCTGCTTCTGCATATTCAATGGCTTTCTGAAGAGCCTTAACCTTCACGCTCTTGTTTAATCCATACCAAGACGAAGTAAGCCTTGATTCCTGGCTACGACCAATTACATGATCGGTCATATAAGAAACTGCATTATAAGCATTCCACCAAGTACCAGGAGCAAAATCTGCACCAGGTTGCGTCTCGACAAGGTCGAGAGCACCCTTAGCGTTACGAGAAAGACCCAATGCTTCAATCTGAGCTTCCGTAAGAGTTTTAACATCGTTAGCTTGGTCGATAGCTTTTTTGCTATAACCAGGAAAGACCTCTTTGAAGTACTCAGCAACGATTTGTGTCTTGTACGATTTGGTACCAAGGAACTGAGCCATCTCTTTATACGTAGCCATCTTCTCAGAAGCAATACCAAGAGTCTCCTTAACCATATCAGAATCAAACGTCGAACGATGGTTTAAGCGAATCTTGCTATCGGTTTTCTTACCAAGAGAAAGATTTAATGTGTTATTGCAAACAACACGAATTGGAGTGAAGCGAACTTCAACAGCACGGCCATAGATATGGGGGTTTGAAAAAAGCAGATAACTGTCTACCTTATCCCCACCGAACAGCTCAAACGAGTCAGCTACCTTAGCAAGAACCCAAACCCATTTGCCATCCTGAAGAGATCCAGCAGTATGCATCTCCATGGAACCAGCATCTACAAACTCACGAAAGAATTCAAATGCCTCTAAATTCTGGACAGGGTTCCACTTATCAGTGATCATAGTAAGAACTTTTTGATCAGTACCGCGAATCAACATCTCATAATTGGATTCGATTCTCTCACCATTGAGTTCTCCGTATACGGGGACCGGAATGACTTTCCAATCAAGTCCGGATTCCCTCAGCATATCATCTACGCTGATATCATTCGATACCCTAGTACCTAAACCATGCCAAGGGACGTCCCCCGCATAAGCCATCGTTTCTACTGCTGCTACCATAACATATTTCCTCTGGTTGCTGTTATCATTCTCTTATATTAGTATATATACGTATTCCGGTCAACAACGAAATTCAAAAAAACTTCCCTGTTGACCGGGGTCATTAAATATAGGATAAATACCTATAATAGTAATAAGCTACAAGGCGATAAACACATGGCAACATCAAATGTTATAAGATTCCCGTTCGAAGGGCAAAGCCATCCTCCTCAGAGCGAAGAAGAGTTAAGGAAGTCCCTATTGGATGTGAAGCAACGCTTTGTCACTGCATCAGCTGTTGAGTTTGCTTTTGGTGTGTTTCGAAACATGGAACAGAGTGGGTGTGATATCAAAACAGACGAGAAAGCCCGCCACGATTTAATATTAATTAGTGAATCTATAAAATCAGCAATGTATAGATCAGTTGGTATGGATCATCCCCTACAAAAATTTGCAGCAGATGTAGTTGAGATTTCAGAAGCCGATATAGAATTTATAGAAGAATAACTGTTGACTGTCATGTGTTAACTCTATATAATACATATAGTTAACGTGGAGAATATTAGTTATGATTTTAGTTGATTTAAATCAGGTTATGATTTCCAATCTTATGGTTCAGATTGGAGGGAAGAAAGATGTTGAGATAGACGAAAATATATTTCGTCATATGATACTCAGTAGCCTTAAAGGAGCCAGAAAAAAGTTCGGTGGAACATATGGTGAACTAGTTATTTGTTGTGATGATAGAAATTTCTGGCGGCGGCAAAGATTTCATCCCTATAAGGCTAGTCGAAAAAAACAAAGGCAGCAATCGAATGTTGATTGGTCGGCTTTGTTCACTATATTAAATATGGTTAGGGAAGAAATCGATACTCATTTTCCCTATAAAGTAGTGCGCATTGAATCTGCAGAAGCAGATGATGTGATTGGTACTCTTTGTCAAGCGACAGTCAATCCCGAACATTTCAAACAAAAATATAATATTGATATAGGATACATTGAAAAAGATCCTGTTCTAATATTGTCCGGAGACAAGGATTTTATCCAACTCCACAGATATCCAAATATAAACCAATATGATCCAGTTCAGAAAAAAAGGATTAAAAATAATAATCCAGAACGATATCTAATAGAACATATTGCTAAAGGAGACAGAGGAGACGGAGTGCCTAATTTTATTTCGCCTGATACCGTGTTTATTGATGGCGGAAGACAAAAACCTTTGCGTGCTAAATACCTAAGTAAACTAAATGGTAACATAGATCAAATTGAACAATCTTTTCTCGACGAAGAAGAGAAAAGGGGTTGGCTTAGAAATAGAATGCTAATCGATTTGGACTTTATACCTGACAATATACGACAAGCAATATTACGTGAATTCGACAAACCTGAAAAGGGTAGAGATAAAATGTTTAATTATTTTGTTAAACATAAACTGAAACATTTAATGGAAAATATAAGCGAGTTTTAAAATGGCAATGACACTAGGCCTAGCTGAGGCATTAACAGCAACCCGGAAGACAAAAAACGTGACTCAAAAAGTCGAAGCTCTTCAATCAATTCCAAGCGAAACTAAAAAACATTTGTTTGGTGTATTTCAACTAGCATATAATCGACACATAACATGGCTACTGCCACCAGGGCGCCCACCGTTTAGGCCTTTGGATGAAAGTACGGACCAGCAGGGTCGTATGATTAATGAATTGGGTAAATTTAGTTATTTTATTTCAAAGGACGGTACACCAGTACAACCACAAGTAAAGGGTCCCCGTCGTGAACAATTATTTATTGCTGTTCTCGAATCGATTGCTCCCGAAGATGCTGAACTTCTCCTTCAAATAAAAGATAGAGAAATTAAGGGAGTTAGCAAAACAGTTATCCAAAAAGCATTCCCTGAACTCGGACTTTAAGAAGGAACTACCATCATGGGTAAGACTATGCGTAAAGGTTCTAAAGAATTTAATTCAGAAGAACAATACGAAGGTCAAACAAAACGAGATTACAATCAGGCAGCGCTTCGTAGAAAACAACGAAGATTAAAAGAAGCACTGCGAAGTAAAAATTTAGATGATATTGAGGTTGTAATGGGTGGTCGCCGCGGCGACGATAATAATGCACATTAATAAATTGGATCGATACTGAAATGCCAACATATAGCTTTCGCGACAAAAAAACCGGTAAAGAGTTTGATGACATGATGCTCATGTCCGAACGTGATCCGTATCTAAAAGATAATCCACACCTAGAACCTGTGCCAACAATGCCAGCTATTGTTTCTGGCGTTGCTGGTTCAAGAAAAACTGATGATAATTTTAAAGACGTTCTTAGAAATATAAAAAGTAAACACCCTAGGGGAAATGTAGATCCGGATGCATTTTAAATATTATTTTTGATTGGACTCCCAAAGGTCCCTATATCTAATAAATTCTTGAATATGATCGTTGCGGTTTTCGATGAACAACTGAGGTTCATCAGAGTCTATAGCTATGATGGTCACTAACTGAGACACCGGTATTTTATATCTCTCTTCAAACATTACTGCATATGCCGATTCCTGCATAAAGTAATTTTGGATCCAATCTTTACGCTTTCTCTTACTGGCGGTTTTAAAGTCTATAATTGAAGCCTTGCCATCGAATATTCCAACACAATCAACACGCCCAGCTACTCTAAGATAGTCACTGTACAGTGCACACTCAACACCAAGTACTTCCTCGAGGCGTATATCTAATATTGGTTTAATTTGTTTGAAAAGAAAGTGATTGATTGGTTCAATTTTTTTATAATCAAGTTCAACGTTATTGATATAATCTTCACAAATTTTATGAACACGTGTACCTCTGCGGGAGGCTTTCTTAACTATCTTGTTTGCTTCTTCTGGCCCAACTCTCGCTCGCCATTCTTTTATTGCTTGCTTACCTACCTGAGAAGTAATTGTAGTTAC